TAATTCGTTCAACAGTGTCTGCATTGAGATCCTGTTCTTCGGCTACTGATTGATCTACACTTCTTGGCTGTAGGTCTTCTTCACTAACAGCACGTAGTCCTGCTAGTTTTAAAATTGCATCTAAACTCATGATTCTTCCTTATAACGTTCTTTTGCTTCTTTGGCTAGTTGCTGTAGGAACGTTTCTTTGCCTTTTTCTGTAACAACTAGGCTATCTTTGTCTACCTGCTCTGCGTCTTTATACTCGCCATCTGTTAGTTTTGGTTCGTAAGGTGTATCATCTACAGGCTTTTGGTATTCTTCATAGGGCTCGCCTGGCTTGCGCACACGAATCATGTTTTCACTCATGTTTAAAACATTTGTTAGATAGTGAAGTAGTTCATATTGTGTTGCAGGATAATTTAGTGTGGTTTCGTAAATTGTAACTTCCATGTTTTCAAGAGCAGGAAAATCCAAAGGTGTTTCTTGAATAGGAGTTTTTTTACCGCTAGAAAGATTAGATACATCATATTTCTTTAGAGCAAGTTCTAAATTGTCTTCGAAATCTTCTGGCAACTCGCCTGCAATTTTAATGACAAAATCATATTGTTTTGCGGCTTCTGCAAGATATCTCTTAAATTCACTCATACCTAATCTCCTGTATTAAGTTTATTTATCTTCTTCTGAGTCACGATTCATGATTTTATCAAGCAAAGCATTGCGGTCCATAACTACATAACCTTCGGCATCCATTGTGTCACTGTCGCCGCCGTTGGCTTTTTGGTCAAGATTTTGCTTTTTCAATTGGAGTTCTACCATTTTAAGTTTTTTATCTAGTTTTTGACTTTTTGCTTCAATTGCATTTTTAAGCATGTTACTGGCTACTTCAAACACTCGACCTGCATATCGGCTTTCTACGTTCATGCCTAAGTCCATTAGGTCTTCATAACTTTGTTCAGCCTTTTGGGCTAGCCCGTCTAGTTCTTTGTCTGCTAGTTCACCTAGTCCTTTTACCATCGGCAGTGCTGAACTGATTTTGTCAAATTCTTCAATACTGCGATTAATACTAGCCGCATTTTGCTTGGCTTCTTCTGCTTTGACCTGTACCTGCACTGGCTCTTCTACTTGATCCATTGTTTCTTGTGCTTCAGGTAACTCCAGCAATTCTTCTAGTTTTTTAGTCATACATCACCTTCTTCTACCTTGATGGAATAAATCTTTCTCTGTAAGTACTCTAAATACCAATCCGTTTTGTTTTGCATACTTAGCCGCGGCTTCCCATTTGGCTTTGTTTTTTACATATTGGGCTTGGTTGTACACACTTTTTCCTACACTTTCCTTTACAGTGTGATTTTCTGGTTTAATTTCTATAATTTCTGCACGGGTTTTGCCATTTTTGTTGTTATACATTATGAAAAAGTCTGGCACATATACTGTATATTTGCCAGTGAGAGGATCACGATACGGAATACGTAATGCTTCACTGGCCCATTTTTCTATAGCAGGATGTTCGTCACACATTTTCATAAAATGCCATTCCCAACTGCTTCTATAAGTAGGAGTTTTAGTGCCCATGTATTTGTCTGGGTTTTTTAAAGTGTATTTGCCTTTTGCAAAATTACCCAGTCTAGCCATTATGCAACAATATTCCTTTTTGCAGGATTATCTTCATCTACTATAGCAGTTTGGCCAAGAGTGCTGGTTTTAATTCTATTGATGTTGAGTATTTCGCCCAGTGTTTCGTCTAGTTTTACATCATCAAAATTTTTCAGTCTATCTAACACCGCAAAAGGATCAAGTCCGTCTTGTTTACACTGTTTAAGCAGAATATAAGCAGTGCTTTGTGCGGCTACTTCGTCCATGCCTCGTTTACGAAAGAAAGCAATAGCCGCATCACTGTCGCTTGCTTTGAATTCCAACTGTTTTTTGTTATAGGCTTCAAAAAACTGTACAGTATCATCTGAACTTGAAGTTTTTTGAACTTGTGACACGACTGGTAAGTTACTGAATGCGAATGCCATGTTAAATCTCCGGTACTACTGTTGCACTAGGTGTTGTGGGCTGGTTAGTTGCTTCGGCTTGAATATCTTTTGTGTTAGCCGGTGGCGGTGGAGGCTGTGTAGCAGTAGTTGCTCGAGTCTGATCAGTTTTATCGCCACCTGACACTCTAACTACATTGTTTGCTCCGTTTAGAATTGCACGTTCAGCGGCCCCTATGAATTCATTACGTACACCTTCAGTTGATAGGTTCCTAGCATTATCATACGTGTTCTTGGCTTTAATTGCAGTACCAAGCAGTGCAAAAGGGTCTGTCACTACATTTGGATCTAACAGGTCACCAAACACATCTAAGCCGCCAGCAATAACACCACCTGGACCTAACAGTCCTCCGCCGATCTGTAAAGGTGAAGGAGTATTATCATAGTGAAGTTGTGCAAAACCGTCTGGTTGGTCTTGACTAACTCTACCTTGAGTATAATTTATTCCTTCGTAAATCACAGTCATTTGATTTTGTGCGGGTTGTGAACTAGATGCATCAAGATTAGGCGGAACCCATTGAGTTACAATAGGATTGATAAGTTCAAATTCAAAAAATGTTTTGCGACTTAGTTGATAAATTTTAATACTATTAAAAAATCTAACACTTTTCCAATTGTCAAAACCAAACTTGATAATACCCTGTTGCTGTGCAGGATCTAAAAGGCTTTGATTGTCTGCGTTTGCATCCCCACTGCTTGATCCGCCGCTATTGTATGTGGGTTGTCTTCTTAGTTCCTCTGCAAACTGACTGTCTGCATAGTAACTTTTAAAATACTGTTGCCACAATCCATATATCAAACCTGTGTTATCATCATGGAATGTTAACTGTACTGGTTGATAGTCAATGCTGGTTTGAATGTTTGTTTTTTTACCGTATTGATTTTTAGTTTGTGTGTTTACTTGTACACCTGGCAAATTTGCTTGTTTGACTAACATGCCTACTTCAATATTCGGTTCTGCTTTGCCAAAACCGTATTGTCCGGGATTTCTCACTGCATTTTCGTTTATGTCGAAATACACATGATATAAAAATTCTACCTTAGGGGCCAGGGCCATTACATTATCTGTAAACAATCTCTGCGCATGTTGATAGTCCCTCATATCACCAGGACTATCAAAGACTCCGCCAACTACACTTCCTAAAAATTTGGTAAATTTACTCATATAGATATTTATCCATAAAAAAAGGCCGCAAATTATATGCGACCTTTTTGTGTGTCAACTAAAACTATTAG